CAACGTTAAATGATCCTTGAGATACAGGGATTGGATAAGCGTTTGTTGCATCGCTTGAATCATATAAGAAGATAAAGTTTCCATCTTCATCAATTACAATGTAACCATGCTCAACGTCTCTAAAAGCATCAATCTTTCCTGTGTACTGATATCCAACTCTTTTCATGTTACCAACAAAAGACTTCACTCCTTTCTTGATAAACTCGATTGATTGATCAGAAAACTCTTGAGTTACTGCTTCAGCTCTTGTTTCTTCAACGTCAACCATTGCTGGTAAAGGATAAAGCCTGTTCTCTCTGATTGCTTCCTCGATAAGTAATTGCATTGCTGCTTTATCACTCAAAGTTGCTAAAGGAATTGAATTTTTTGTTCCATCTTTTTTATAGATGTTTAAAGCTAAAAGCATCTTAGCACCTTTAGCAATTGATGGGCAGTTTGGAGTACCTGAATTATTCAGAGTAAAGTCGCAAACACATAGCTCATTAGCCATAATTTTATAATTTTAAAAGTTTATATTCAAATATATTAAAAATCAACAACATTCATCGTTCAAAGCTCTTGAAATTGGTAAATCAATCCTCAAAGAAACTCCTGAAAGATTATCATTGAAGATAGTGTCAGCAGATCCTTTTCCTGATCTAATCAAACGAACTCCCCATTTTGATATTCTTTCTCTTGTTGCTGTTGCTGTAAGTTCTTCAATGTACTTGTATTGTCTACAAGCATCAACGAAGTTATAAGAAAGATCCTCCATAACATTTACAACATTGCTGTAAAAGTCATCAATAAGCCAATCCTCATAATTCGCAATATCCATAAAGTAAACCTCCAGGCTTTCAGTACTTTCAATTGTAGACGTTGGATCAAGTTCTTGAGTTGATGATCCGTTTTCAAAGATGATTACAGCTGGATATTTAGCATTGGCATTCTGTTCTTTGTCAATCTCGTTTGACATTTGGATAGGGTTGCCATAATAAACATAAGGAGCATCAGCAGTCCATGTTGATCCTGATGGTAAAGCTGTAAAATTTACAGTTATATCAGTGTCAGCTGTAAAACTTACAACCTCATAAGACACACCTCCAACAGTAACAAAAGGATTCTCACAATCGCCAACAGTTAAACCATCAGTTGAGTCAGTGTTGAATGTAGCTGTTCCGTTGCCATTGTCAACAACAGCAGAAACAGAACCTGTTTTTCTGAATAGATCAACAACAGTGTTTATTATCTCTCTTAATTTCGTTCGTGTTGTTTTTGGAGTGCAAGCCATAGTTAAAAGTTTCTTAAATCTATTTCAAAGATAAGCCATTTCACGTCAATACTGAACTTCCACTTGTTAAAGTGAGTCTTTATCGTTGGAATCAACTTAATTACTGGCTTTATTTTAATGTCGAATATCATACTCTTGTCCCCGTTGCAATTGCGTTAAATGTGGTTAATCCCGCTAAATTATCTCTAACTTTAAACACTAACCTGTCTAATGAACCTTTACGAAGTCTTAAACCCCAAGGCAAACCATAAATCTCTTTCATGTCCATGCTCGGAAGATAAGACTTCTCTGTTCCTCCTCCTGATACATCAGCAAGATAAGCCTCTGTTCCTGTTCCAATCGCTCCAGTATCTGAAGCAATACGTATAAACTCTTTATTCGTTTTTATACCCTCGTGAAGCTCGTAGTCTTTCTCAATAGTCGTGTCCCATAAAAACTGTACTCCATTACTTAAAGCAGATAAAGCTCCAAACTTATTTAATGAAGGTGTTCCTCCATCTCCAATCTCAACAGTTATATACTTAATGTAAATATCATACTCAGGATTGGCAGTTATATAAAAACTAACATTAGCAGAGCTTCCATCTACGTTCATTGCGTTACTTCCCGTAGAGAGTCCATTGTCAGTAAAATACTGTCTAAATGGTAAGGCTATCACTTCCTCATCATCAGGCGGATGTTGGTGGATAGTCACTGCTATCTCACCCTCACCGTTTACCTTCAACGGTTTCCCGTCCCTACCTACAATTCTTGTATGAATCATTAACCAGCTTTTAAGTCTTCGAAATGATAGAAACAATCTACTTCACAACCTCCGGTAGTTCCTGAAGCATACTCAATTGCGACAGCTGTCCCAGGGGTTAAAATTAGGGCATCTGTATAGTCCATTTCTCCTTCTCCTCCAGCTTCTGTTCTGTGGATTCCTACTTGATAAGCCGTCGTTAAACCAGTTACCGCTCCGTCTCCTTTAGTTTCCGTTTCTGATGGAATACCTGAACCAAGGTTCAAGTTTCCAGGAGTAACATCTGTTCCTGATGCAGTTCCCGTTACTTTCCAAATTTTCCACTTAACAGCATTAACCGAATGGAACTCTATATGTTGAACAAACATGTTTCGAGTAGAAGAAGTGTTTTTAATATATAAAACATAATCTCCAGCAGAAGCAGAAGTTACATCTGATATAACATTGAAAGAAAGTCCTTCATCTCTTGAAGCGTAAAAGATTCTCGGTTGAGTTTTCGCTGATACGTTTAATCTGTTAAAAGAAGAAACGGTTGCTTTTCTACCGCTTGATCCACCATCTTGAATGTTTATTTCCATTTTATGATAAAATTAATTTTAATAAATCGTTATTCTTTTTTTGTAGTTCTATTAAGCTCATTAAATACTTATGGGTTAGAAAAGTATTATCAGCTGTCTGAGCTGATTCTTGACTTGTTATAATTGATGCTGTTGCAACTGACTGAAACAACATCACAACTTTTTCCATTAGTTCAGGAGCTGAAGCAGCAGTTATATTGCTTACATCAGTATAAAGGAACTTAATCTCATTCCTTCCATTATGAACAACACCATCTTGAGAAAATTTCAAGTAGTTGTCATTCACATCAACTGTAATATTTGACCACGACAAATAGAAAGGAGCGTTTAAATCCTCTTGTAATTTCAAGACATCCTCCCCTATTTTATTTAGTTCCCAAGCCATATATTAAAACATTCCTCTAAAAAACAATTTCTTCTTAGCCTTTCCTTTGTACGTTGGATAAAGTTCAAACTTAATCGTTGAATCTGATGGGAAAACTGTTCCTGATGTTTCACTTATCTCAAAGCTTGTATCAGTTATAAGGTTAGAAACAACATAATCAGTGCCATTAATATCAATCGAATCTCCATCTTGAATATATTTAGTATCACTAACAGAAACCAAATAAACATTGCCAGTCTGATCAACAATGCTTGAAGGAATATATTCTTTATCATTATAATCACAAATAAATCTTTGAGCGGCATCATATAAGTCAACAGCCAATCTTTGTCTGTCTTCAGCTGTTTCATTTACCTTAGTTATTGAAGTGTTAAAAGCGTTTCTTGAGCTACCTTCAACCTCTCCGATAATCGTATTCTGATAAACTTGTTCAGGCAAATATTCAGCATAAATAAACAATCTCAACATTCTCTTTAATCCAGTGTAATCAATCGTATATCTTGAGTCCATTGGATTAGTATATTCTAAGCCATTTAAAAGCTCTTTGAATCTGTCTCGACTTCCTGTATCGTTTCCAAAAGAATCAGCTTTAAAAGTGATGTAAAGCGTATCTCCAAGTAAGCATTTAAGAACATCCTCTTCAACTCTGTCAACATAAGCTTGAAGATCAGCAACAGTGAACTTGTTTTTAGAGATGTTAACCTCTCCAGTGAAATCTGATGTCAATGTTATGCTCATTATTCAGCTTTTTTTGCTCTTGGTTTTCTTTTTGGTTTAGCTTCTTCTTTGTACTCTTCTGCGATACCTTTTTTGATCAAAGTATCTGCAACTCTTAAAGCAAAGCTTCTCACATCTCCATCCTTGATCTTGTCAGTTGGAATTGCATCAGCTTTTAATATCTTAACTTGTTTTCTCATAACAATAGCTTTTTACCACAAAAACCCCCCGACCAATGGAAGGGAGGCTCTGTGTAGTTAAACTATATTAAACAGTCTCTAAAGCAGCAGCATCAGTTGACAATGTACCAGTAACGAATGACGTTCTGTCATTGTTCTTAACATAAACAACACCTCTCCACTCAGCTCTGATCGTTTTGTAGTTCTTAACAAAGTTATCAGCGTTGTAACCGATCTCGATTGAAACACCTTGCTTCTGTAACATGAAAGCCTTTGTAAAGTCTCCAATTAGATACTCATCTTGAGTCACTAATGTTGTTGGGATGATTGGAATACCATCCAAGCTTAAAGAACCAGCAACCATTGCCAATCTCTCAACATATCTCTTATCAGTTGATGACACTTTCTCCATTTTAAGAGCAGTAACGTCAGAAGGATTTAAGAAGATAGCGTTTGGCATACCTTGTTCAGCAAGTGCAATTTGATTTGCAGCAACAGTTAAAACGTCAACAGTGTTAGCGTTATCAATTGATAAAGCGAATGCACCAGCAGCAAAAGCAGTTGCAACAGTTTTTACACCGTTTAATTGAGGAGAAACTCCTGAACCACTATAAGAACCTAATTCAACAGCTTTTAAAAGCTCTCTTGTTAACTCATCATTGATTGCAGATTGGATGAACTCAACATCATCAAGCATCTCATCAGTAACTGTGATATAAGCAGTTGTTTTCTCAACTTTTTGAGATCCTACCAATAAGTCAAAGTCAATTTGATTCTTAGCAGCACCCTCAGCAGTTTGACCAGCAGAACCATCTCTGTTTGCTTGATAAACCCATTCAACTAAGTTAGAAGAAATAGAACCTCTTTGAAGAACGTCTAAAAATCTTACTTGTCTTGATGCAACCTCGTTTAATCCTGGTAATCTGAAAGCCTGAGGAACTGCTCCTGTAACGTTTCCTGAGATAGACATATCTCCAGCAGCTTTCAACTCAATCTTTACATTGTCATTTGCAGATGAAGAGTTTTTCAACTTTGTTAAGTCCTCTTTTCTGTCAGATAACATCTCCAATAAAGACTTCTCTTCATTTGATTTGTTAGCTTTATGACCTTTAGTCATTGCAACACCCATCTCAACAAGCTTCTCATTGATAGACTTGAATTGAGCGTCTCTTGCAGCCTCCAAATCAGACTTTAAAGAATCAATATCTTCTTTGCTTGCTTTAGCCTCAACAGCTTTTGCAATAGCTTCATTTTGCTCTTTGTTGTACTCGTTGTACAATCCTGCCTGAGCTTCAGCATCTTTAGCATTGAAATCAGCCTCTGTGATTCCTTTTGCTTCTAAAAATTTAGCAAATGTTTTCATTTTGCAGTTTAAAATTAAAGTAAATAAAATGATTGTTTATCACTCGGCTTTTCAGATTTCAAAGTATCCTTAACAGATGGCTTCAATACGAAAAGTGAATTTCTTAATTCTTGTAATTGCTTGAATCTTGCCTCCAAGTTTTCAAGTCTTTCATCAGTTCCTGTTCCTCTCTTGATGGCTTTTAAGAATGATCCTTCAAGCTCATTGAATCTCTTCAACGCTCCTTCAGTATCTCCTGACTTTGCTGCCTCAATTACTGGTGTGAACTCGTTTGCTCCAAATGTAACGCCTGAAACCTCCCAAAGTTTAACTTCAGTTATTTCAAAGTGTCCATCAGGGGAAAAGCTTTGATCCTCTACAAATTTGATTTTATCAGAAATGTAGTTGAACCCAATTGAATGCTCTCTTAAAATACCATCTTGATAATCAAGTAAAGCATCAGTTCCTTTTGTAGATCTTCCAAGTTGAGCAACGAACTTAAGTCCAAACTCATCCTCTTCCATCTCTAAGAACTTACCGATTTGATGCTCCCAATCGTGATTTCTTAAATGAGCTATCTTTCTATTTCCTGAAGCATCAACACCTCTTTCTTGAATAGATTTAGCAAATGCACCCTTTCGGATTACATCTTTATCAGAATCAATGACATCAAAAGCTGATCCATATCCTTTAACAATACGGTTTTTTTCATCAATATCCTCCATTTTAAGAGTCATTGACTTCGTTCCGTAGTGTTTATTTAGTTTTTCTTCTAAATTCATGCTGTTAAAATTAACAATTTTTATTCACTTTCAACCTCATCAATAATGCTTTTGCAATATCCCTTCATTGATTTACCTCCCCATAACAAGTATGATATTGTTCCACAAGCTTTCTCATCAGATGGATTGTAATATTCTTCAGCTCTTGATAAGTACGAATAAGTTCTTTTGATTGTTTTATATGATAAAGCTCTCCTGTTTGCTATGTCTTGCCCTCTTTGCTTTCCAACAGCAGTTGCACAACTGTTTCCAATAGCCTCATTTAATTCAATTCCTTTTTTAGCGTTTTCAACTGCTTGTTTAGGATAATCTGAATAACTCTCTTTTGTTTCAATGTTTAAATCTTTAACGTCAAAACCCACGATTAAATTAGGAGCAACTTCAGCTGTTTCAGTTTCTAAAGGCTCAAGACCGTTCAATTTTCTGTATTCATTCATTGAAATATTTCCAGTATCAAAGTGAATCTTTGAAACCTCTGCTCTTGTCTTTGCATCTGCTTGTAAAGCATCAACACCGGTAAGATCATAATCAAGCATGAACTCCTCTCCAAAAGAAGGAGCAAGCCATGAGTTGTATCTTTGTTTAAACTTTTCAAGTAAAGGAATAACAGCATCATTCCACATAGCCTTCTCAGCTTGTTGAACGTTGTTAAATGTTGAGTTTGCTGGATCATTGAAAAGCCTTGATGAAACTTTGTAAATATTACAGATTGCCCTTAAAGACAGAACTCCTTGCTCAATCATTTGAAGATCTGTTGAACTCATTCCCATTTGTAAGAAGTCAACATTTGCACCAGTAAACATAGGAGATCCAAAGTTTTTCCCACCTCCAAAAGTATCTCTGTACTGCTTTTGCATATCTTCAGCATCATCCTTTCGCATTCCTCTGTCAGTCCTGGAAGTGACAATTCCCATCGCTCCTTTATTCTTAAGCATTGAAGCCATTGCCTCCCATTGCTCATTATTAGCAGAATAGACAAACATTGCAGCCTCCAAAGGAGATAAACCAATAAGAGTCTCAAAACCTATGATTCTTGGATCAAATGCTTTAATGTGAGCAACCTCTTCAGAGCTGAATTTCTGTATCTCTGTTGATTGCATTTCATACCCTGCTATTGGAGTGATTTCATTTCCTACAATTGGAGCTGTCACTTGTGAAGGTAAGACAGAAAGCTCTCTGAATCCTTGAAAGCCAACAGCCTCAGTTCCGTTGATGTAAGTATTCCCAGTAAGCAAGTACATTATTGCTGCTGATTCCTGGAACTCTGACCAAGTTTGTAATTGATTAGGACAAGCCAAAACTCTGTTAAGCTCTGAATCAGTCACAACCTCCAAACCGTTTCTTGTTTCTTGCTTTACCTCCCACTTAACGCCTGCAAAGTTTTGAGCAATCTTTGAGACCACTGCGAAAACATCAGGATTGGAAACAAAACCCTCTTTGATAAAGTTCTTTGTTTTCCTTGTTGAGAAGTTGTAACCCCCAAATCCAACACCTGAATTGTTTAGAAAAGAGTAAGCTTTGTTTGGATCAGTAAAATCATCGCCAAGCAGTGACTTTATTATAAATTTTTTGAATGGATTCATATATTTTGCAAAATATGGTGTTAAATTACGAAAAATTCATTTTGTGTAGCTACATAAGATGAGTAATATCTGATGGAATCGCAAATATGATTATAAGCGTCAACAGGTTTCCCTGATCTTCTGTCATTCCATTGATAATTATTAAGCTCCTCTTTCAAGTTGTGGCTATCAGGATCAACAATAAGTTTATAGTTCTGCAACAGCCTTATTCCAGTCACAATTGAATCAGGACCTTTGATTGCTCCTTTAACATTAAAACCCTCATCCCATATCTCATCAATCAATCTCGGCTCTGCTGAATCAGCAACGATTAGCTCATCTTTGCCACACTCTTTCTGTAATATCAAACAGATGTCATTAGTTTTCAAATAAGGCTCGTAAAGAAGCTCTTTGAGGTATATCTTATTGTTCTTGTTATCAACAGCAACTTTGACCAATGTTGTTGGATCGTTGCTATATCCAAAGTCCATCCCAAACCCAAAATCAAGATCATTGTTGAACTCTCCTTCAATCCAATTATCAAAGATAACTCCTTCAGGCTTTTCAATCCATGCTCCAAGATAGTTGTGAGCATACCAATCAGGGTTGCTTTCTTTGGCATTTAAGGCTTTCTTTATCCATGATTCAGTAAGGTTTTCATCGTTGTCAAGCCATGAAGTATGAATCTGCTCAACATCAGGATGATCAGAGATAGTAATTGGAAAACCATCAATCATTATTTGCTTTGAATAGCCTTGAATCCATCTCTTGTAAATGAAATGTTCTTTGTTTGATGGGTTTTGAATCCAAATGACTCTGTTTTGTTGCGTTACTGTACGTATTGAATCATCAATAGTGTCAAACGTCTTTTCATCTTGGAAATCTTCTCCTTCTTCAACCACGAAAGTTGTTACTCCAGCTAACGATTTAAGATTCGCTTTTTGGCTATTACTACCAGCTTTGATACCTCTAAACCAAATAAAAGAGCCTGTGACTTTATTCGTAATATCTTTACTTGTTACCTCAAAATGAGATTCAACACCCAAACGAGCAATTGCGTCTTTAAATTCAGGAATGATTGAAGTCTCAGCTGATGTCATAGTATACCTTGTGAACAGTATTCCATGACCATCTTCATAAGTTAATCTAACAAGAAAATCAGCCATAGCAAAAGACTTTCCTGAACCACGAGAACCAGTACAAAGTATGTACCTTTTTTTAGTAGTGTATAAAGGCTTATATTTCTCGTTAATCTTTATCATTCGAGCTTACCCAAGATATCACTGGAACAGCAACAGAATCATCAGAAACAGAAATTTCTTGTTTCTCTTTTGGCTTACCGTAAACATACTCACAAAGCAACTTCAGATGTGGAAAGCTTTCTTTTGATTGTTTAGCCATGTGAAAGAAAAACTCTTCTTGTGATCCATATATCTCTTCAATGGCATTAATACCAAGCTTGATCACTTTCTCTTCATCTCTTTTTGGCTTTCTTCCTGAGTTTGGTCTTGCTCCCCCATGTTTTTTCTTCTTCTCTTCCATAATTAATCTAATTTGAAATAATCTTGCATAACCAAATATACTAAAATCAATAAAAAGAGTTATTTTTAACCGTTTTATCATAACAAAAACAAACTAAATGAGCAGAAGAAAATCAAAAGTTAATTACGACAAAAAGAAACCTCACAGAGTACCAATGACTCCTGAAGAGCGTGAAATGTGGAGCGACTTCAAAAGCAATCAAGAGAGTTCAGAAGAAACCCTTCAAGAGTTTGCAAAAAGAAAAGAGATCAATCTCAATGATGTCCATCAGGTATGGCATAAAGGAAAGTACTTCTCTGTAAAGACAAAGCCAGGATCAATCACTTATGATCAAGTAAAGGATGATTTGATTGCTCAAATGAATCAACACTCCCCTAATTACTTCAAGATTAAGCGTGATAAGATAAGCGATGGGCATTTGTTAGTCATTGACATAAGTGATTTACACCTAAATAAGCACGCAGAAAAAGAGCTTACTGGAGAGGATTACAACAGTGACATTGCTGTTAAAAGAGCTTTAGAAGGAACAAGAGGATTATTGAAGAAAGCATCAGGGTATAACATCAACAAAATATTGTTTGTAATTGGTAATGATGTACTAAACACAGATACAATAAACAGAACAACAACATCAGGAACACCACAAGACACCGATTTGCATTGGTTTAAAGCGTTTCAGCTTGCAAGAAAGTGTTATGTTGTTTGTATAGAGATGTGCATGCAGGTTGCTGATGTGGATGTTGTTCACTGCCCTTCCAATCACGACTTTATGAGTGGCTGTTTTTTAGCTGATAGTTTACAATCTTGGTTTAGAAAGAGTGACAATGTAACGTTCAACATCTCTCCATCATACAGAAAATATTACCAATATTATTCTAACATGTTAGAGTTCGAGCATGGAGACAAAGGAAAGGCTCAAAACATTCCTTTGTTAATGGCTCAAGAAAAGCCTCATATTTGGGCATCAACTAAATTCAGATACGCTTATTTGCACCACATTCATCATCAAGATAAGAAGCAATTTCAATCAGGTAAAGACTACATTGGAGTAAACGTGACTTATTTACGCTCTCCATCTTCTGCTGACTTATGGCATAATGATCAAGGCTATAAAAGTCAAGTAGCTGTTGAAGCGTTTATACATTCTAAATTTGATGGAAGAGTGGCTCACTTGACTCATTATTTTTAGAACAAAAAGAAAGCCTCCCCGATTAAGAGGAGGCTATACAGAAGTAGCCTAAAACAGAAAAATAGAATTGCACTTCAAATATAGTGTTTTTAATCAACTAAAAACAATTTCACAACCTTATCAAAAACAAATTTAACCTTTTCTTCATCAGCGTATCCAAATATGAACGCCAACATCACAACAGAAAATATCCCATATCCAATCAAACGAGGATAGTCAATACTTCCTTCAGGAGAGTGTTCTGAATCTTCTTTGATTGATTCTTTTGCTTCCATTATTACATTCGTTAAAGGGATTGCTTTTAATGCTCCCTTTCCTAATGATTTCAATAAACTTACAATCTTCATAATATTATTTTTTACAATTATACGTCAAAAAAATAGATTTTCGGTTTTGATTCGTCTTGTATGATGTCAATGTGATTCCAGGTCAAATATTTACCCTTCAAAGTTCTCTCAATCCTCAACTGATAAGGAAACAAATCAGCGTTTTTTAATATCCAATCATGCACTTCTTTCACGCTCATTCCTTCAACATCAAAATCAATAGCCTTGCCAAACATGTGAGCAGATAGATACATGTAATTCTTTCGCTTAACCATTGGACTGTTGTTGTGTCTCAATCCTCTCTGAGTGAACTTTCCTCCCCATGCCCAATCATTTGCTGTGATAGGTTTCCCTATACCTCTTCTGATTATCAAAAGAGTCTCCTGGAGCATTGGGCAGATAAACCTCAAAGAACCCTCTCCATGCTTTCGGTATGTTTCAGGATCAACAAGCTCTTTTACTCCAAAGTATGATTTAATCGTTTTCATTGTGTAGTATTTTATTAAAGAATATGTTAAATGTACCGTTCCAAACTGATCCAATCATCAAAAGATCAATAACAGGATGAATGATTTGTTTGTACTCAATAACAGCAATTGAGAAAAAGACTATCATTAAGCTCTTAAACAAGTGAAAAGCATCTGTGAATTGCACTGGGATACTCTTCAACCCTTGAAGGAAGTCTCTGTTGACATATTTATTTTGCCATGAAATCTCTCCATTCCAAAAGTAAGGATTCAGAAACTTAAAGATTGACTTGTGATAATGGAATTGCGTCTTGTCCATTACAGCATTACAAATAGCAGCTAAAAACACAAATAACAAACTAATCATTGAATATATCTTTTATCACTCCTATAATAGCGAAAACAGAAAAAACAGCAACATACCCCACTATCACAAAAGAAGTGTAAACAGCGGCATCATACGCCCATTTAAGGCTATCCTTCATTATTATAAACATAAACATCAGAGCAAACAAGGCCATTATTTGCGTTATGCTGTTCTTTTTAAGTATTTCAATTATTCTCTTCATAATGCTCTCCTTCGTTTCCGTTTTGTCCAATTATATCCATTCGTTTATTCCTTCGAGCTTCAGCAAGTTCACATCTGCAAAACTCCTCATGAAATCCACAATGTTCATTGTCACAAATTGCACCATGTTTTTCAACGTTCGCTTCTTTAATCTTCTGCAATATCTTCATATTCAAATAAGTCAATGCTCAATCTGTCAGCTTCATCAATTATCTCATCAATTTCAGCCTGGTATTCGTGAGCCTTTTCGATTACCATTGTATTGTCAATTTTCTTCTTTAAGAACTTGATCCTTTCAAGAGCTTCTTCAATTATCATCTTTTCCTTTTCTTTTAATTTGTCAAGACTAATATAATAAATTGCTTTAGCTTCTTCACATTCCTTTGAGCAAGTATCTCCTTTTTTTAAGACTGGAGAAGCACAAAAGAAACAGCGTTCAATTGTGCCTTTTCCATCCTCAAATAGTGTTAGTTGGTCTATCATAATCAAAGGCATTAAAACGCCTTTCAACAGTCATCAGAAAGCATTAAAACGCTGTTTCGTTTTGGTGTTACTCCTTAACAAATTGACCATCAATCATCTTTCCTTTTCGCTTTGCTATCACGTTGTAAGCAATCTCAAGGCAATCTAAAAGATCAACTCTTTGCATTTCAGCTTGAATGATAAGAGTCACAAGTGTATCTCCAATACCATCAATAATCTCTTCTTTGTTTTCTGTGATTATTCCATCAAGGATCTCTTGAGCCTCTTCAAGTGTTTTCCAAGCCTGAGCTTCAGGAGTACCTTTCTCAAAGATTCCTTTTTCTGTTGCCCATTTAATCACATTCTTTTTTAATTCTTCAAATTTTCTTTGCTCGTTCATATTGTTTTTTTTATTTGTTACTGATTAAGATCCGCAATTCAGACACTCGAAATCTGAGTTCCTTCTCATTTCTTCCATTGGATCAATTCCGTTTTCAACCAGTTTAAGCTTATGCTTAAGTTCTGCCTGGATCATTTGACGCTCAAATGCTGTCTCTGCTTCGTTAATCTTTGAAGCGTAAAATTCTCTTAATTCAATTTCACTCATACGTTTATTTTTAAAAATTGGGTTTTTAATATACTATAAATTCTCTAAAAGAAAAATTTGTTTATTCCGTAGTCAAACATCTGATATAAACTCTTTCATTTGTATAATGATTTCGCACAGAAAAAACATTTTCAGGGAGCTGTCTTTTATTCTTCCTTATGCTGTTTCTGTAATTTATTTGATTTTGTCGGCTCAGGATGTCGTTTCTTTTAGTGCCTGTGATTTGCTCAAGGTTGAAAGCATTTGCAACTCTTTGAATGAACTCTCCATCACGAGTAACAATTTCATAAAGTGGCTCAATCTTAACATCAAGCAAAGCAGATTGAACTCTGTCTATTTCTTGCTTTAAAGCGTTGATCTTATCTTCAGGGAGATCATTCTCAAAAACAAATCCTTTAAGGTTTGTAAGGTAATTCTGAAGCCTTTCTTTTTCTTCTTTGATTAATAGCATACTGTTAAAAATTATGTTCAAAGTTCTTTCTCTCAATTTCTATCTTATAATACTGGACAGCTGTCATTCCTTGAATATGGCTATCCGTAGGGAAGAAATATCTCCATCCTTTTGAAGCTCCTCTTTTGATGTAATAAAAGAAAGCCATTCCAATCTTTTGAGTTGTTTTTTGGAAGTAAACAACAGCAGCATCATCTGACAAGGGAATGATCTCTTGGATCTCAAATGTTTCTGCTGTTGGATTTCCTTCTCTTTTAGGGTTTGAGAATCTTTCTGCAACCCTTTGAGCTTCTGTTTTTAGCTCTTTTGCAATCTGTTTTTGCATATCTGTTTTTAATTAGTTCGCATTAAAACGCTCTTCAACGGTCATTAAGAAACATTAAAACGATTTTTTACACGAGCCGTTAGCAATAAGTTTAACTAAACAAGTCTTTTTTACCATCTTCCCAAGCGTTTAAAATATGTTCACCTATTTGTGGGTTCACTAAGTTTCTTATTATTTGGTCTTTTCTATGTCCTGTCTTTACATTTGTTAAATCAAAACCATATCCTGTAGAGCCTTTTTTTCTAATATTTAAACTTTCATTTATAACTAAATTAGGTATTTTAACATTAGACCAAATGTAATGTCTACCTATTATTTTATCAGGCTTTACAAAAGGCTCGTAGTAAGGCTTCACGTTCTCAACAACCCACCCACCTTTAAAGAAGTGTTTTAAAAATACAATTTCTTGCCATAAATTCATATCGGGAAACTTTGCGTCATACATTCCCGCAACTGCTCCCATTCTTCTAATATCTGAATGTGTTTGGCAAGGTGGTGAACACCAAATAAAATCATAATTTTTATAGTTATCTAACAGATACTGGTGAGCATCATCCACAACTATCGCGTCATCAGGGAAAAAATGATTGTATGCCGTTGCTATACCGTTATGAAACTCAATAGAAGTAACATCATATTTTTCTCTATCCCAATTCTTTGTGTTACCACCTATTCCTGAGTAACAGTTTAATATTTTAGTTTTCATAATATTTTTTTAGTTAATAAAACAACCTATTGCTAACAATGTGTAAAAAACATTAAAACGTTTCTCACTTTGGCGTTATAATTAATTTGCCATTGCATCAATTATTGCGTTTTCAATTTCCTCTAAATCACTCTCAAATACTTCATAGAAACAAGTTCCTTTGTGCTTAATTTCGTTTATTCCTTCAATAGCTTCTGCACACCCAGGGTATTGTGCTTCTGGTCCTGTTTCTGCTTTTTCATATGGTTGATAATCATATTCAATATCTAAGTTTACACCTTTGTAATTAATTGTAATATTCATTTTTATAAGTTTTATAAGTTAATACCGTACTAAGCCTAACAATGGCAAAAACAATCAAAAACGACCGTTTAGCCTAAGCGTTATATTTCTCTAATCTCGAACTCTATTCTTGGATTATCCTTATCAATTGCTTTTTGTGCTACAATCTTCACACATTTATTATCGTTTTTGATTGTTTTTGTGGCTTGTAAGCAGTCAAGAACTCCCTTTAAACTGTTATCCAAATCGGACCTTTGCGATGGATAAAACACATCAACATAAAATTCAAAGTATCCCTCAATCATCAACCCTCTTAAAGCTGGAGGCAATTGAATGAAGAAGCTCTTCTCATAATCCTTCAAAGCTTTTGATTTACCTAACGAGCATTTATTGCCAAGCCTTATCACTTTATAACAATTTGATTTGCTTGGAACGTTTCCTTTTATTGTTGCTTTAATCT